ACTGACCTTTTAGTACCTGAAAATACAGTAAATAGACTTTCTCTTGTTTTAAATCTTGATGGCTCAGTTGATATTTATCTCAATGGTAATTCATATCACGGAGACATCGGATTTACTCTTGCTACAGATACAGCGCCAGTATATATCGGAATTCAGAAGCCTCTTTATGACACATGTGGAACTTTTGATATGTATGAGTTCAGAGTTTGGGATAAGTCTTTAACGGAATCCGAAGTCTTTGCTAATATCACCGGAGAAGAAGATAATCTTGTTGCTTGGTACAAACCTGAGATATTCGGAAACAAGCTTATCGATAAATCTAGCAACAGTAATGACGGCAATATAATAGGATTCCCGATGATAACTAACTCTCATACAGATGAATTTGGTCACGTTTGGAATACTTACGGGAAGTTAGTAATCCGTGATGACAAGTACTGTGTTGGTGCGAATGCATTCATGCAGTCTACAGTATCGTTCGATGAGGACTTTACAGTAGACGTATGGGCAGATTATCAGAGAGCAACTGGAAACTATCCTCATGTAATCGATGTAATCAAAAATTTCCGTTCATCTGATAATAGATTTTCATTCCACATCGATGGAAATATGATTCATAGATGTTGCGATAACCGTTCATACGGAAGCACTGGAGTGTCAGCAGTAGGATTACATCATTATGCAGTGGTGCATGAAAAAGAAAAAGGTACAGTAAAGCTTTATGTTGATGGAAATTGTGTAACGTCTGTCGGCAATGACAATCGTACTGGAGAATATTTAGCTGTTATAGGATTTGATTGTGGGGTTGGTACGTACTATGTGGGAACGTTTGATAAACCTAGAATAGTACAAAGAGCTCTCTGGACAGAAAACTTTGACCCAAAGACTGAATGGCAAGGAAACACTGAAGAGCAAGGTAGCTTTAGATATGAAAACATAGGTAGGATAGAAGAAACATTAGTAACTAGTGGCGGCAATGTAACTGACAGTAATAAAACAAACACTGGCACCGCATTCTATCAAACTGCAAAAGCTCAACGAATGTTCCCTATACCTACGACTAAAGAGATTTGGGTTAAGTTTGATGTTTACACAGACAACCCAAGAAGTGCATATGCATGGTATGTATGCGCAGACAGAGAGAATTCAAATTTGCACGACGGCATAAGACTTTCGGAATACAATGTTGATATTGCAATGAATTCAAAGGGCTATTCTGCAAGCGCAATAGGAATAGCGAAAGCCGAAATTCAAACATACGTATTGCATATGATTTCTGGAAAGAAAATAGAATTCTGGATGAATGGTAAGCTTATGAAGTCATTGAACGGTAACACAAACGGCGGAAATGAGTATGATTACTTAACATTCTGGTCAGAAGGAAGCGGAACAGTGTTCTCGAATATAATAATATCCAATTCTGAAATAGGGTTAAATGAGAACGCAACTGCTACAGATAATCTTGACAATTAATCAGGATAACAGTAAAATTAATACAAGGAACGGGAAACCGAAAAAGCTTCCCGTTCCAACGTTTTATGACGATAACAACAAGTAATACAGATTGTGAAAAGTGATACATAAATTGGAGGTAGGTGAGACAATTGGAAGCTTATCTGATTCAAGTGTTTTCAGTAGTTTTAAATATAGTGCTGTTATACGGGTTCAGAAAATACACGGAGCGTCAAAGGAAAACAGAGGCTAAACAGCTAGCTATTGAAAACGGACTTCGTAGTTTACTTAGAGACAGAATAATTCAGTCCTGCGTATCCTACACTAAACAGGGGTTCATCCCAATGGATGAACTTGAAAACATCACGGGCATGTTTGAAGCTTATAAGGGGCTTGACGGTAATGGCGCTGCAGAGGCTATTTACAAGAGAGTACTGAACTTGCCTACGTCCAATGCATAATAAATAGCTGCTATATTTTGGCTTCGGCCTAAGAACGGGAAGATAGCCTGTGGCTGTCTTCCTTTTTCTATGTAACTAGGAGCTATAAATTCTTAATTGGTGGTGTAGTCAGCGTAATATGTTCGTAGAGAATTCCGAAAGGAGGGCGTGAATTTCCATGGCTATATCGAATAGACACAATGTCGGAAGCACGGCAGTTCCTCGTGGCGTTCGTAAGATAAACGAAGAAATGATTCAGGAAGGCCGTGCTCTTATTATCACGGAGAGTAACGAAAGCAACTATAACTGGGAAGATATTCCAGATGGCTCTTTAAAGGTTGATGGTAATACTGGAGTTATTCTCGTAAAACTTAAGGGGCAAGGGTCTTGGATTCCGAGTAACATTCGGTTAGACGTACCACGTGATACCGAAGGTAGGGTTATTGGAGACTTAAATAATTCTGAGTATGGCCATACGGTTTCAATTGCAAAAGATGCAATTGCCACTAGAGAAAACTTCGTTTTACTCAAGGACAATGTAGACGGAAATAAATTCTACTATGAGGACGAAGATGGTAAACGTTGGATAGGTGAAAAGAGTGACCGTGGATATCATTTTGAACTTCATAAGGGGCATTACGCAGTAGGACGAAACATGCTTGACGTCGTTATAGACGACTGTTTATATCGTTCGGCTGCTAGCGGTGGAGTAATAGAACAATCTGAAACGAAATTTATTATTACAGAAGAGCTTGTCGAAGGAATGGAACTTACTGTAAAATATTTCCAGATGGTTCGCATAGGCAATCCTTATCCTAGATTTTTCTTGCGCCGTGGAGAATATACCGAAGATGGTATAGACACCAATGGAGAACCTGAGGCCGCAGAAGTAGGTGATGTCTGGATTGACTTCAGTGGTACCCCTGACGATGAAGATGGATACTTGGGAGAATGCCTTAATAATCAGAATTATATTCCGTGGTCAAGGATAGTAGGTTATCCTAGAACTGTTAATGATGCTAGGGCATGTAATCTCATGGTTGACGTAGCTAAAGCTAATCATGTGCACAACTTTGACGATATTATAGACCTTGAGGCAAGGATTAGCGAGATAACAAGAAACACGGCACATGCTTCAAGAGCTGACTACGCAGATAACGCAAACAATGCGACGAATGCCATTATGGCAAAAACAGCAGAAATGCTTCAGGGACATAAGATAGGTATAACTCCAGGTTGTGTAGTTGAAGTAGAAACTTCTGGGAAGATAAATAGGAACATTATTCCTGACCATAACCATAAAGCGTCTACACTGTTTATGGACGACGGACGGAGTTTGTGGCGTGGAGTAACAGAATATGTAGAAAGCTATATCAAAGCTTACATGGATAATTTCATAAGGAATAACATAGACTCTTACTTAGCTAACCGTTTATTCACGAGAGGCATGATTGTTCCGTTCTTTGGCGATGCAATACCTTCTGGCTGGGCAGAATGTAATGGACAAAATGGCACTCCTGATTTACGAGATAAGTTCGTAATGGGTACTGGTACTTACGGTATAGGTTCGTATATTGCTCCTGGTCTTCCTAACATTTGGGGAACGCTTGCTGCTGTTAGAGAAGCAGGTAAAGGTACTCCATCACCGGTTGCAGAGGGTGCATTCGTAGAACAATCACGTTATAATGCTGGCCCCAGGCAAGGTGAAAGTGATGATTGGGGTACTCACTATAACTTTAACGCTGCTCGTTGCAGTGACATATATGGAAGAAGTGCTACTGTACAACCACCTGCTATCTCTTTGAGATATATAATGAAACTGTAAGGAGGGGACAGGTTTGAAAAGCCCGAATAAAATTCGAGAAAGGGACATGGATGCCGATTTTCTGAGGTCCCTGAGACAGGGCGCTGGACAAGTTGACCTGTCATTCTATCTCAGAAAAGATGAGGTACTCCATAAGAGTCAGATACCTGATGAATATACACGGTATATTTTAACATTGGTAAATAATAGCGGTAATCCTAATTCTGGTGGAAACACAAACCCTCCGAATGGAGGAGGTGATGATAGCTGTGGTTACGTAGACCCTGACGGAACACACGTTATTGTTAGAGAGAATAATTTTGACGATGATTTAAAAACTTTAATGAATCGTCTTAGAGCTCTTCTGAACTCTTCTGGAATTGGAGGAGAAAATACAGGTTCTGGGAGTACCGGTACAGGTAGCAGTACTGGCACAATAGATTCTGGAAATACACGTGTGATTATCAACGAGGATAATCTCGATGACGATTTAAAAAGTCTTGTTGAATTTCTAAGAGGATACGTAAATCCTAGTACTGAAACTGGTGAAGGAACAGATGGCGGAACGTTCGAACATGTCGTTATTAACGAGAATAATCTTGACAGCAACCTGAAGAATCTCGTAAACACGATACGTAATCACCTGAGAAATACCTCTGCAGGCAGTACTGGTAGCGCTGAGTCTGGCGAAGGTGAATGGAATGTTAACATTTGGAATGAAGAATTCCCTAATGTTAATTCAGATGGAACATATAGCACACTTGGCCAGATTATAACAGACTTAAAAGATTCAGTAGGAACTATATCTACTCAGCTGTCTGGGTATTCTGATATAGCACTGCAGGAAAAAATTGAGGCTGCCATAAGTAGGTCTTTACAGAATAGCGGTACTAGCGGTGGTAGTACTCTTAACTTCGGAACGAGACTTACAACAGTCGAGGGAACTCTTAACAGAATAATGGACTTACTTAACGGCAATCCTTCTAGTGGAACTGGTGAAACTGATGGTACTAACAGTGAAGGAACTGACACTGGTGAAACTACTCATGTAATTGTCAGAGAAGAAAATCTTGACAATGAACTGAGAAATCTGTTAAATCTTCTGAGAGGTCTCTTAGAATCTTCTGGTGCAGGAACAACTGGAGGTGGCAACAGTGGCACTAATACTGGCAGCAATACTGGAACTGGAAGTAGTAGTGGTAACTCTAATACTGGTAGCGGCACTGGCACTGGAGGTAGCACCAGTACAGGTGGAGGCACTAATTCTGGAAGCGATGGAACTCTAATTATCAATGAAAATAACTTTGATAAGAACCTTCAGAACCTCATGAGTCTTTTAAGAGACCACTTAAACTCTAGCCATGACGGCACTAATACCGGTGGCGGTACTAGTACTGGCGGCGGACAAACTTCTACTAACGGGGATTTCAAGAAAGGTAGTATAGTAGAAGGACAACTTCTGAAGTGTATCAACTCTAAAGACGGAATCGTAGACAGTGCTCCCATGATGATTCGTGCTGCAGTAGTAAATAGTACAGACGAACTTGAAGACGAAAAGTCTAGAGGCACTGGTAAGATATTTACTACAAGCGGAGTACTCTATAAGTACAACGCAAGTTCCAAGCAGTATGAAGACGTTAACGTACTCGACGATGTTCAGTATAATAACGTATTCATATACGATACGAAGATGAAAATGCTTCGTTATGTTACTGATACTGGCACTCTTCTGAGTGTGTATAACGATTCAAAAGATGTATCAGCTGATGAATCTGGTTTGTTAATGGGTACACCTGGCGACTTTTACATGGATATGAAGAATCTTAAAATCGAACCTGGAAAGAAGATAGAAATCGAGCGTCTAGAGAACTTTAATAGATTCCCTGTATCCGTTCTCGTAAGAGATGCAGTAGAAGGCAGTCGCACTGAAAATGAGTATATTAACTCAGAGGGCATCGTAACCGTTGCAAACAAATCTAATTCAGTTGTTCTGTATAACGATTCTTCGGATACCGTTGATGTCAGGGTATTGATTCCCAATCTTGGACTTGGTGAGATAGCAAGAGATATAGAAATGTCTTGTGGATATATCGCTCGTTTTGCAGTTTCTACTTTGGAGCCAGGAAGAACAATATCCTTCGAACGTAACGAAAACTTTAGCTATGCACAACCTACCTTCTTAATTCATGAGAACACTGAGAAGTGGGAAACCTACGAAGAAAACGGTGAAACTCATACGAGGTGGGGCGGAGGATTTGAGACGAAAAATCTATTTAACTCCAAAGGGTTCTATGAACAGAATGCTGAACAAACTGATGTCAGTAAGTTAACTCCCTGGGTTGAAGGAGGATACGAGTCCAGTACTTACGTTGATACAGGTAATGAACTTGAGTATATAAACTCTGAAGGAATTCTTACAGTAGAGACTTTAATGAGTACGATAATAGTTCATAACACTTCTGACACTAATGTTCTTGTTGCGTCTCCCATGGCACGAGTGCCTAACCCTGGTACGTATACAGGAGAATTTTACGATGAAACTAGTTGTAGTTACGTGACAGAAACGGCAACTGTTGAAGGTATAAAAGCAAACTATAAAGATATAATCCTTGAAGCTGGAGGACATATTGAAATATCTCGACCAGATAACTTTGCTAAGTTACCGATAAAGGTATTTATCAAAGATGATACCCCAGGCAGTAATACATTGGGAAGTTATATCAATGCTGAAGGTGTAGTTACAGTAGCAAGCAAAGCAGATTCGTTTGTCCTCTATAATGATTATTATAGAACTGCTGAGCTTAGAGTATTTATTCCGATTCCGAAGAGCAATAACGAGAATAATATTAGATTGCTAGCAGTTACTGACGATGTTCGTGATATCTGGGATTACATCTACAGGATTAGAAATAAACCGAGCATTGGAATAGATTGGGAGTAGGTGATTAAGAGTGATTATAAAGGTGGCAACAGAACGTACAAGTAATGGAATAAAATGGAAAGACCCGTACGGAGCTGCTATTCGGAATCGCCTGCGTATCGATAATAATCTTTCCGACATCATGGATAAATCTGCTGCTAGAAAGAACCTCGGATTAACTGACATGTTAGAGGATTTAGACAGTAGAGTTACAAGAAGCTTAAACTTTATTAATACGGTAGACGGTAAATTAACAGAACAGCAGAATAAGATAGACGAGTTGATTGCTTCGTTCGAAAGATTTAAAACAACCATGTTCGAAGATTTCGATACTACAGTATCGTACATTAACGGAATTGCAGCAAAGTTAAGGTCTTCTATTGGTGAGTCTGAGGAAAACTTGAATTCTTATTTGAGTTCCCACATAAATGCACTTGAAAAGATTCCAGTTGGAACTATACTTCCTTATGTGGGGAGTCTTGACAATATACCAGATGGATGGCACGTTTGCGATGGTACAGCTGGAACAATTGACCTTCGTAACTTATTCCCTCTCGGAACTAACGATGGAAATCTTCTCGGTGTGTCCGGCGGAGAGTCTTCTGTAACCCTTTCTGTTGATAATATGCCAAGTCATTATCACGGCGGTGACGCTGAGTTTGCAACTGGTGCATTTGACACATCAAAGGATAACGGAGGTAGAGAAGGAGCCGGATTTGGCTTAAGAATAAGCTTAGGCGATAACGAAGCTTATGACAGAATAGAGAGGACATTCCGTACTAGCTGGGCTGGTGGAAATCAGGCTCATAATAACATGCCTCCTTATAGGTACGTTTATTATATTCAGAAGCTTTCCTAACTCTCTCTGAATGAGCCACGGTAAAACTCCGTGGCTTGTTCAGTATAATCCTCAAAAGAAGTCTATACAAATAGTAATAGGAATCTTAGAGAGTTGATAAAAGGAAAAGAGAGGGGAGGCCATAGAGCTCATGTTATTGATGTCTCAGTTGCTTAATAAGTTGTCTCCTCCGTATCTAGAGACCGGTACGATAAGAACCGGAGCCTCAGAATGGAAGATAGACTTTGAGCAGTATAATGACCCAGAGCATCCAAATGCTTATAAGGTGAACTTCGAGATACCTTGGGATTCTAGTTCCAGTGCAATAAGAGGTCCTATCGGAGAAAAGGGAAAAGCAGCTACTGTAAAAATTGGTAAGGTTACTAGTGGTTTAAGTTATTCAGTAAACAATGTAGGAACTGACCATGATGCAGTACTTGACTTTGTTCTTCCTAAAGGATTAAAAGGTGACCAGGGCGAGCAAGGACTTCGTGGAGAGAGAGGTCCTAAGGGAAGCGTAGGTCCGCAAGGAAAAAGCGGAAAGCCAGCTCTCGTAAAAATAGGTAATATAACCTATTCGGAAGACGGTCTTGTTCATATTCAGGCAAGAGAAGAATATCACAATGACCGTAACGAAACCCATTTGGATTTCTATTTTCCGAGAGCAATATTAAATGGTGGCGCTGGATACGACGGAAAGAACGCTACGATTAGCATTGGAGAAGTAACTACCGGTGATGTTCCGTATGTTTGGAATACTGGAGACGAAACAAATGCGATACTTAACTTTGTTCTTCCTCGTGGGGACAAAGGCGAAAAGGGAAACCCTGGAATTGCTGGACGTAACGGAGTAAACGGAAGGAACGGTAAAGACGGAAATAACTGTGCACTGTTCCCAGACATTCGTATAGGCGAGGTAAAAACTGCTGCTCCTGGTAGTGATGCTGAAGTATTCGTAAACGAAACCAAAGACGGTAGAATAGTAAGACTTGACTTTACGATACCGAGAGGTCGTGACGGAAGTGGAGTAAGCTCCTCAGGTGGAAATTTTGCTAGCATAAAAGTCGGAAACGTTAGAGCTGGTGACTATGCCAACGTTGTAAATGTAGGCACGGAAGAAGACGCTATTCTGGACTTTGTTATTCCTCGCGGAGAAAAAGGCGCTACTGGTCCTACAGGACTTACTGGTCCTCGCGGAGAACGAGGAGAAAAAGGAGACACCGGTAACGACGGACCTACTGGTCCACAGGGACCGGCAGGTGCAGCTGCAACCGTTCGAATAGGCAATGTTACAACAGGTGACGTTCCTTCAGTAAAAAATGTCGGAAGCGACAGAGATGCTATCCTCGAGTTTGTTCTTCCCAAAGGAGTAAGCATAGAAGACGAAGAAAGATTCCAAGTTAAGGCAAAGAGTGTTATATTTAGCGATGGAAAAAGTCTTCAAACAAAACTTGACACAAAGGCAATTAGCGGAACGGTATTTTCTTCCAAGGTAAAAACCACTGTTATTGACTCAGAAGAAAATACTAGTGCAGAGCTTACTGGAGAAGGGTCAGTGAAAGACCCGTATGTTTTAAATCTTAACATTCCTCGCGGAGCCAAAGGTGAAAAAGGTGATATTGGCAACGCAGGAGAAATTAAGATAGGAAATATACGTCAGATGGGTGATAAAGTAATTATCACAAATTCTGGAACCCCAAGTAAAGCTATACTGAATTTCATATTTCCAGAAAGCTGGGGTGCACAAAATAATATCCCAGTATCTGTTAAAGATAATAGTATAGTTCTGAACCATAAGAGCCTTTTACCTGTCGATGAAAGTGGAACTATAGGTATCACTAAAGCTCCGTTTGACAGAGGTATGTTTAATCATATTGTAATGGGCGGAGAAAGCTTATATCAACGTAAGGTGTTTACGAGTGATGGAGTTTTTACTGTACCTACTGGAGTATCAGAAATACTCGTTTCTGGCTGTGCAGCTGGAGGCGGAGGTGCGCTTGGCTTTGGCGGTGGAGGTGGAGAATCCGTATACCGTCAGAGATTTAAAGTTTCTGAGAAACAGAAAATAGCTGTCTCAATTGGATTAGGCGGTAGCGGAACAAAAAATACTTATAACAAAGTAAACGTAGAACGTTGGGAAGACATGAGTGGTTCAGACGGGGGAGACACAATAATAGGAGCTCTTATGACTCTCCGTGGAGGAAAAGGAGCAAGTTGGAATATTGCTTCTAAAAAGATTAATCCAGGAGAAGCTGGCGGTGACGGAGCTTCGTGTGGAAGTTCAATATGCAAATCCTTTGATTCTGATATCACTTTGATTGAAGTTGACAAGACCTATTACAGCGGTGGAAGCGGAGGAAACTCCATGTTTGGCCGTGGCGGTTCTGGTGGTTCAGTAAACCCCTCTGATATTAACTTTGTATCTTCTATTCGGGGAACTAACGGAGTTGGGTTCGGAGCCGGTGGCGGTGGAGGAGCATGGGTCAATAAAGACAAATGGAACTTCTCTACAAGAGCTGGCAATGGTTCTCCAGGTATTGTTATTATCGAGTGGGAGTAATTCCAGATTATCAATGGTAATGAAGAGACAAGGAAGCAATTCCAACAAGAAAGAAGTTTGATGGGAGGAACATAACATGATAAGTCTTTCTCAGATTATAAAGAGCTTGCAGTCAGACGTTGAAGCATTAAAATCAGGTGTTGGTGGCGGCTCTATAGTTTCTGGAGGCGGTGGAGCTACAGCTAGGGTAATTGACCGTATTGCACTTGGGTCTTCAACTCAAAATAGGTTGAATCTGTCAAATACACCAAATACAAATTCCGTTGTCATAACGATTAATGGATTCTCCTATGTTGAGAAGAGCGGTGTATTCACAGTTGACAGAAGTACTAAGGTTGTTGCATGGAATGCAAGCACGGCCGGCTTTGAACTTAATTCTAGTCTGGCTAAAGAAGTGTTTATTTCTTATGACGTAAACGATGTTTCGCTTACGAAAGTTACTGAGAATATTTCAGTATCGAGTATTTCGAATAACAGATTCAATCTTTCTCAGTATCCGAGCAACGCAAAGATTTCTATCTGTATTAATGGTATCATGTACTTTGAAGAGCGTGGTGACTTTTCTGTTAGCCGTTCTGACAAAGTTGTCCAGTGGAACTCTACAAAGACAGGATTCAGTATTGATTCTACATTGCACGGATATCTCACAATTACTTACGAAGCGGATAATCTTGGGTCACAAACTTTGGCCTAGCAGTTACAGTTTTTTAAAGGGTTGCTCTCGTAAAAAGAGAGTGGCCCTTTATTTCGTTTTGTACAAAGCGTAATAGTGAAAATAGAGATTGAGATATCTTAATAATTAGCAGAGGGGTGAAATACCTTGGCGTACCCTTATGATTATGACTGCGGTTGTGGCTTCAATAACGAAAAAGGTTTCAAGGGCAGACAGAGTGAAGTTCTCTTTAACGGAGAGCGTCACGATGTCTTTGAAGCTGTAAAGCATTTGATAGACTATCCTAAAAGTGCTAAAGCTACCCCTGTCGCTAAACACCGTGGAGCTTTGTGGTTAGACCAACGTACTAATCAATTATACGTTTGGGTTGGACCAGGATTTAAACATGAGCGTGTTCGCAATGGCTGGCTTCCTGTATTTGCAGATAAATTCCAGATATTCGATGAGATGATGAACGATGTTCCGTCTTCGAATCCTGTAGTTGGCCAGCTTTGGTTATACAACGGAACGCTTATGTATTTCGATGGTTCTAGTTGGCAGCCAGTTAAGACATTGGAACAGTCTGATTCGCAGTTTAATATATCTGCGTTCTCTGATTTCCAGATATATGCTCCACTGAATAGAGTAGGCTCAGCTGTTGTCTCTGACCTTGAACTTGAAGCACAACTCGAAATGCAGCGTAGATATCAAAACGCTGACCCAGACCTTAGAACAGTTTTGCCTGTCGAGATATCCAAACGCTGGAACTTCGGTGACGAAGCAGTTGCACAAGACGTTATCGATTTTGATTTGAATGATGTGTCTTATCAGTATCTTGTTCCTAATATGGATGTAGACAGGGTTTTTATTGACGGTAAATTAGACAACAATTATATCCGTCAATCAAAGAGTGTCATTCAATATAAGCGTAGTTATCTGCTTGACGAAGATGGATACAGCGATAATACTCCTGCGATTTCTCACATTAAGAAACCGAGCTTGATTCATACTAACCCTGGGAAACTGTCTAATATTCGCAAAAGAATATTTAAGATTGACAGGACTAATCCTAAGATAATGTGTCCAGCGTATAATACTGAGTTCTACGGATTTAAAGCTGGAGACATTCACGGCAGATTCTTAGTCCCGACAAAGACCGTAGATGAAGCATCCTGTGAATACAAAAAGCTTCTGAATATGACAAATGAAAAGAATAAAGAAGCTCTTCAGAAGAAACTTGAGGAACTTGGATACTCTATCGATGGTCTCAATGCTGGAGACATGCGTATTAAATCTGGTGATTACGAAAAACAAACAGACGGTATTTATCTGTCACATGAAGCTACAAATAACTATGATTATGTTCTTGCAATAACCCATGAATTTTCATGGTTAAATGCAACTGGACAGCTTCGCCAAGGAGACAATCGTAATGGTTCTAGTTCCTATTATGTTCCTCAAAGACTTGGTTCAGTGAATATTTTCGTTAATGGTTTTGATTACGAGGATACGTATTATACTTGGGACCACAAGAACGAAACAGTTACTCTTGCAGACGATGTGTCTAGTAGTAAGAACATGGACGTAGCAGTTCTTGGAGTGTTTGCTCACGAGTATGGCTTTATTCGTGACATGAATATTGCTGCAGATAACAAGAGCGCAAGAATATCTACAATTCATAGATTCTTAAAGCCTCTTATATTTGTAAACGGTGAGGTTCTTAATCGTTCTCAGTGGCAATACTACGACAGAAATCTTATGGCTGAAACAGATAAGCCTGGCACTTCTTTTATACTCTACGGAATACATAGAGATATGTGTTGGACTGTAATCGATATGCAGAAAGAGACCGTTAACTACGATAAGAACGGAGCAGCAATCAGTTCTGAGATAGAAGACATTTGTATAGAAGACGACGGAATGGTCGACAAGACAGATGAATTTATCGATTCTTTTGGGCAGAGAGCTATTCCTCTTCCTAGTGATTATAGCGTTAAATACGAAGATTCAGATACGTATCGTTATAAGAGACCGCATATTGTTTTATTCGTTAATGGCCTGATGGTAAAAAGAGAAGATGTATACTACGATAAGACTTCTCATACGATTACGTGTGAAGGATTAGAACCCGGAATGACCTACGTAATTCTTGACGACACATCGAGACAACTCTATACTGAAGATATGGAAGATGGTATCATGCCATCGTTGTCTGTCGGTAAGATAGATGCCTCGATAGTATATCACGATGGATTCATTATCAATGAACCTAGTTCGTACCGTTACGAAGGTAGTGAAGGATTTGCAGCAACTAGTGCTTTACACGGAGAAATTAGGGCATTCAGAAACGCTACTGAGTGGAAAATATTTAACGCTGATAAGAGAGACGACAGAAAAGGAATACCTGGTGTTTGGGAAAAAGCAGAAAAGGGAATATCCTCAGACGTAATTAGCTTCAGCAATACATATTCAAACGGCGCTACTTCAATATCTATTGCTAAGAATCTTTCTGAACTCCGCAATGGAGAGCTTACGATATTCGGATTTAAACTTGCAAATTATATAGAGTCTCCGCTTACTCCGGTAACGTGCTGGTTGCACAAGAACAATAGCGGAAAAACATTTATAAAAGATGCAGGTTACGCAGATGAATATATTGAGTTAGTAAAGAACGCTAGTGACGATAGTGTTTATATTAATAAAATAGACCCGTCTAATCCTGATATCATGAGCAGATACAAAGAACGGAACGATATGTATTATGTCTTCTGCTTTAAAGCATTTGACCTTTGGTGCGAAGAAAGAGACATGCGTTCTACAGGCAAGACTCTTAAAGAGTTAATAGCCGAATACAAGGAAGACTCCAAGAAACATGTTGATGAATACTCACAATATCTTAAAGGGTATTTCTACGATGGCGTTTATATGAGAACTAAATCGGATGAGTATACATACGTTGACCTCCGTGATTACGCTCGTGGAACGCCTTGGGCTAATAAGGCCTTTATCGGGAAGAACTTTAATCCTGAAAGTGATTACGTGATGGTATGGCTCAATGGAGTTCGTCAATATCCAGAGAAGAATTATGTTATAGAACCTGAGTTCGTAGGAGATATACTCAAAGGTTATAATATAATCTTTGGTCATTACGAGGGCGATACTCTCGTAGAATCCGTAGATGACAGAGGATACACTCCAGTTCCAGTAGGCAAAGGACATTATACAGATACAACTGCCGAAGAACCTATCTGTGGTATGCTGACGTATATTATACCTGAGAGTGGGGCTACGAAAGCATGCAGATACATTGTTCTTGATAATAATAACTGTATAAATGGTTCTCATAATGTCTATACAACTAAGGATTTAAAGCCAGAGTATATAGATACAGAGACATTTATGAGAGATACTAGCCATGACTTCTCGCTCTTCCCTGGAAACGTAACTGTATACGCAGATGGAATTAGACTTCCTAGGGGAGCATATACAGTACTGGATAATTATACTATCGTTATAAACTCTGATAAACAATTTATCGGAAGTAAAGATAGTTATCCAGAACATAAGTATATAGATGCTTATGGTAACGTAAAAGTACATAGACATTTACGCCCAGAAGAGCTGCTGGTAGAAGTTCGTCAAGAGTCTCGCTGGACTGAGAGAACAATAGAGACAGACCAGTCGTTTAATGGTGATATCTACGTTCTGTCTGATAACTCTCAACTTCCCGTAACAATTCTTGATACTCAGGACACGATTCTAATGTTTGTCGATGGTCTGTACCATGGATTAACTCAAAATGATGGGTACGTAATAGATAAGACTCTCGGAGCGATATCTATAAGAGACGCCACAGTTCTTAATGCGATGCTAAAGGATGACATCGAAACGTATTTGTCTTTACATCCAGAATATATTGGAATGCTTCCCAAAGAGATAGCGGCGTACAGAACAAGAAAGAAAAAGGGTCACAACTTGACCATCGAATGGAGGTAAGCGAATGTCTACAAATTTTCAGCAAGTAGGTACTCCTTTGATAGACATGGACAGTGTAGCAACTCAGCTTCATGTAAAAGGAGTGTTGATTGGAGTTGACGAGGAGACAGGAGAGGAAAAATACTCTCCGTTTATCTCCCTGAATGACTTAAAGTATGCTGGCACCGACAATTCGTTAGTAAAGTATCTTGGTGTCGACAAAAAGGGACAACCAGTTTCTATTAATAGACTTGCGATTGCGTATCAACCTGATGGAATGCCTGACGATGAAGTGAACCGCGAAAAGATAAACGATTCTCAACATCTTGACGGACATGAAGCTGATTATTTCTATACAGCAGAACAGGGTGCTAAAGACGAGGAAAAGTTAGCAGATACGATTACTCAGCTTAGTGCAGATATATCCGAACTTCGTGCCCAAAATAATCAGCTCATGAGTTTTCTGGCCAAGAAAGGTTTAATCGATAACTATCGTCCTTGGGCAGGTTACTACGATACGTTCCGTGGCTCTTATCCCGTACACCAAAAAGGGTATTATGCTACAGCGTTTGTTGATTCTACTACTCAGAACATGATGCGTGTTCGTGAAGAAGAAATCGGATATTTTGCTGAAGGAGATTACGTTGTAGTAGTAAACGGAGAGAATATCAATGACGAATCTAACCGTAAGCTGCTTAAGATTGATAGAATCAACGGGACTACAATGTTCTTTAGCGGATACACTGGATTCCCGATAAAGGCAGAGCAAGCTCATGTATATCGTTCGTTTGGTGTTTCGTATAAGAACTCATTTGCATTTGGTGCATTTGAAGACCAAAAACCAAGCATAAAGGAGATATACACTGGTGTTGATGACGATAACTATCGTACCCGTCGTAAAATCAACGTAAGTAATACTGGTTTTGCTACTACGTTTAGAATCAATCCTAGCAGGGCTAACGGTTCTACTAGTTACTACCTTTCAAATATAGAGATATCTGCTAAGAAGATTGGTTCTCCTGGAGCGTTAATGTGTTACGTAATTAACGCTGCGAGAATAAGAGATTTTGAGACACCGAGTCAAGCTCGTGATGCTGGCATTATCCTTGCTGAATCTCAACCTCTCGTAATGGAGAATCGTGCCGGTGAAACAATTGTTTCGTTCGAGTTTATGCAGAATGGACAGTACCCGTTACTTGAAGATATAGACCAAGGTATTGACAAGGACGGAGGTCGTACCCGTTTCTGCATGATTATAGAAGCTTTAACAGCAGACAGCTCAAACTATTACGAGTTGGTTTTCCTTCAGCACTTCAACGAAGAGGCTAATGAATTAACTGACCTTCAGTTGAATAACATAGTCTATGCATATGCTGAGACTCCTGATGCAGAACTTATGGCAGAAGACAATTTCAATACGCTTACTACGAATACAGCATTAAACAATGCAGATTTGTTCTACGGTGTTGTTCTTCATCCTGTTGAAATGGCTAAGTTTACTCCGAATTCTGAAGGAATATATTCCGCCGAGTTTAGAACATACGAGCCTATCAACGTGAGTAATGCAAAGCTTACAATGAGAGTATCCCGTGAAGGTATCTTTAACGTTACTACTACAAGTGCAAACTTCAGCAACGATGTTCCGGATAACGGAACAGTTCGCTATATTGAGGATACTTCTTATCGTGTAGCCAACGAACGTTCTCTCTCGTACGATGGATTTGCTATTCTTGCTGACCAGGGAGAAGGCCATAACCGTTTGATAGCTGTTGGTTCCAACGTAAGAGAAGTTAGTAGTGTAGACGGAGATAAGATAGTTATCAAGAAGGGTGGACATATTAAGGCTGGCGACCCGGTTTATCCTATTTCGTATACTGCATATCTGTTATGTTCTAAGAAATACTGGAATGACAGTGAGCAGAAGTATGATACAGAAGGGGAGCCTCTGAGAGTCAAACTTGATAAGATATCAATACAGCCGTGCTTCTTCGAACAGGAACGTAGTATCCTTACAGATATGGCGTCTGATACAAGCATTGACGAAAACGTTCGTCTTAAGGCGCGGGATAAGCTTGTAATCTCTGATAATCTTGTCTTCGAAGCTAGTTTGTCTGACGACAGAGAATTTAATCACTTCCAGTTACAGATTTACTGGCGTTCAATGGCTAACAGGATTTGCGAAAGCTTTGCAGGACGAATCTACGATTTGTCAGTTAGCCTTGATAGGAAAGTACTGAATAAATAGTTTTACTCGAAAAAGAGACCGTGGTTATCGACCGCCACGGTCTCTTGTGCTATAATAGTTGTCGGAATCGTAATATACAGATAGTAAAAACTTCTGTCAGGAGGAGGTCTCTGAATTGATTAATACTGCTCAGGACTTCGATTCGGCTCTTAATTTCATTAGCACGGAACAGGATTCGTTTAACCGTACTATTGAAAACGAAATGGATGCAAGACAGTTTAATTCTATTTTTAAAGAGCTTGAAAGCGATATAAATAATCTTTATGAGAAAATAAGAGTCCTTGAAGATATTAAAAATTATACTAAGGACTTCGTTATAAGAGCTATAGAAGAACGTAGAAAGAAAATCGTAGACAGCTTAAAGGTAATCGAAACAAACGTAACGGAGTATCAGAACCCGGATTATCAGGCTGTTGAGATAGGTTTCTCAAATGTATCTGAAAAAATAAAAGACCGCGATGGGTCATCGATACAAGCTCTTCAGAATGTTGACGGGGCATTGACTACCCCTCATAAAGTCTTAAGCCAGGAAATTCTTCAAGTTGTAACTAATCTCGGTCAAACAAAGAAAATGAACGTAGTGACCGAAGTAGATGGTTCTGAAGACAAAGTTAAAGAGTATGTCTTATTCTCTGATGCAGAACCATTTAACGAGTCTAAGATTAATGTGCTTGAAGATAGCAATACATTTAG